CACAAATCCAGACATTCTTGGCGATGTTGTACCAACGAGAAATTATGCGATTCCATATTAGTCAAAGTCGAAGATAATGTTTTAACGTTAATATATTCTACGGAAGCGGCTTTCTGGGCCGGCGAATTCCAATTGGTGTAAGACATTCTAAAAGTGATTGAGGATGAAATTGTGCTCGAAGAACGATGTGGTGAGGTATATATTATATTTTCTTTTCGTATCGTTGTTGGAGATTATTATGTGATTCCTCTTCTTAACTATAGAGTAATCGTGATTTTTAGTGCCGATAACTGATCTGTGCAAATTAGGTCTATCAACTATAGGCAGAAATGTGGTATCTTGCAAGATGGTTTCGATGCGTGCTTCTACGAATGATTTTGTCACGTTTTTGAACTCAAAGTCTTCACCGTATTTAATTTGCATGTTAATCTCAATAATTTAACCCAAAATGTCAAAACGTGAGTTACGTTTGACTACACACATGCAATTCAAATCAAATCATAGTTCAATCTACAACCTCTTAGATCCAGGGACTAGATGTTCGTACGAATACTCTTTGATCTCATCATAGTATTGATCCCGATCGATATGTGCGAAAGATACAATAGCGTCATAAATCGATGAAACCTCGTCAAATCTAAGACCGGATACCGTAGAGTTCACAGCGAAGACTAAATTTTTCCTCATAAGTTCCACCCGAGATATGAAATCTCTTAAAGATATCTGATATTCGGCAAAATGTTTATAATCCCTAAATTTATGTCCCACTATTTTCTTCAATTTCCTATAAAGACCTGGTATAAAATTCTTTCCAACTATTACATTGCCACAGAATTCCATTGTTCCTCCGATATCACATTTAAGTTTAAAATTGGAATATTTAGAAATATTATGTAGTCTGTTGGTATCTAGTTTTATATTTGCCTGGTGTTTTAATGAATCATCACCTTGAACAAGCAACATAAAAGGACCATTACCTCTAAGCAGGTAATTAGAGAAAACCATAGACAATATAGAATTACCAAGCAGAGTTGCTGGTTCTCCCGATGTTTTCTCAAATTTAGCACGACCCGAAAAATTTTCCATAATCAATCTATAGTCCCTCCTGTACGAGTAATACATAGATACAAACCAACTTTCGGCGCCCAATGAAGTTAGAAATTGTTTCTCTATTTATTGTGTGAACTCATTC